GCACGAGGAGCAGGCCGCGCATCCTTGGTCGTGGCACAAGATGAAGTCGCTCACGGGCTGGATCGACTACCTCTCGCTCGACCTCGAGCCGCCGGAGCTGACGATCGAGGTGCTCCTCCGTCTGCCTGCGGACTACCGCTTCCGCGTCGCGACCGTCGAGCACGACCAGTACCGCGACGAGAACGGGCCGCTCCGCAAGGAGCTCGTCCGGACGCTGATGGCATGGCGCGGATACCTGCTCGTAGCGGAGATCAGCGCGACCGGATACGGCGCGGTCGAGGACTGGTTCATTCACCAGGAGAGCGGGATCACGATGGAGCGCGCCGCGAAGGTGCTCGAGGAGATCGGTGTCGCATGAAGGCCGAGATCGTTCCCATCGAGTCGCTGTCGTTCGATCCCGCAAATGTCCGGAAGCACCCCGAGCGAAACCTCGCGACAATCAAGGCGAGCCTCCTGCGCTTCGGCCAGCAAAAGCCAATCGTCGTCGACGCCAGCGGGATCGTCCGCGCCGGCAACGGCACGCTCGCGGCCGCGAAGGCGCTCGGCTGGAAGGAGATCGGGATCGTGCGCTCGAGCCTGATGGGCAGCGACGCAACGGCCTACGCGATCGCCGACAACCGAACCGCGGAGCTCGCCGAGTGGGACGACGACGCGCTCGCGCAGACGCTCGCGGCCTTGCAGATCGAGGACGAGGAGCTGGCAAATGCGACGGGCTTCGACGCGAACGAACTTGAGAAGATGACTGGCAAGTTCAATATCGAAGCAATAGACGCGCCAGAGCTCCCGACTGAGGATCGCAATCCATTCCGGCAAGTCACCTTTACACTGCACGATTCGCAGCACGCTACGCTTGAGAGAGCAGTTGCTTTGGCCGTCGAACGCGGTATGGGATCATGCGAAGAGAACGAAAATCGAAACGGGAATGCGATTGCCGCGATATGCGAGGCATATTTGGATGATTAGTCCAAAGGAACTGCTCGTTCGTCCAGTCGCGCCACGAAATGCAAATAGGATCGTTCGCGAACTTCACTATTCTCGAAAGGTAGCCGTAACGAGCCGTCTTCATCTCGGAGTATTTCATGGCGAGCGATGCGGAGGCATTCTTCAGTTTGGAGACTCGATCGACAAGCGGAAGATATTAGGGCTTGTGCCTGGGACTGGATGGCGCGAATATCTTGAGCTCAATAGGATGGCGTTCGCGGAATGGCTACCGCGTAACAGCGAAAGCCGTTGCCTCGCGTGGTCTTTGCGATGGATTCGCAAAACCTATCCGCATATTCGATGGATTGTTTCATTTGCCGATGCGACGCAATGCGGAGACGGAACTATCTATCGCGCTAGCGGTTTCGTCCTGACGGGCATCCGAGAGAATCGAACGATGTGGCGACTTCCGTCTGGAGAAGTCATCGCCGATATCATCACTCGCCAGGCATGGAACGAATCGACGAGAAATCGTCTAGGTTTCAGGATCGGAGAAAAGTGGTCGGACTACAGTCGACGGGTTGGTGCAGTTCGACTCGCAGGATTTCAACTTCGATATATGTATTTCCTGGATCCAGAATCGCGACACAGGCTTTCAGTTCCTATTATCCCTTTCTCCGAGATTGCAAGGAGAGGGGCGACGATGTATCGCGGCAAACCTCGCGCCGGAAGTGCTGATAGCGGCACGACCGACTTCCAGTCGGGAAGGGGCGGTGCAACTCCGACCCCGGCGCTTTCTCAGAATCACGGAGCAGACGATGCCGCGGTATAAGGCGCGCGATGTCGATCCAGAGCAGGTGCGGAAGCTCGCCGGAATCGGATGCACGCAGGACGAAATCGCGGTCATCGTCGGCCTCTCGAAGCCGACGCTGCGGAAGCACTTCGCGGAGCAGATGAGCAGCGGCCTCGAGAACTTCCGCATGAGCCTCCGCAGGCTTCAGGCGAAGAAGGCAGCGGAAGGCAATGTCACGATGCTGATCTGGCTCGGCAAGCAGTACCTCGGGCAAAGCGACCGCCAGGAGCAGAAGATCACGGAAGAGGTCGTGACCATCGAGCGCATCGCGCCGAAGATCGCTCTCTCGGAGTCGGCGTGATTGCGCGTCCGTCTGCCGTCGCTCGCGTCCGTCCTGCATCCCTCGCAGCGTGAGGTGCACGCCGCGCTCGCGCGGTTCTCCGTGCTCGAGATCGGCCGTCGCTGGGGGAAGACGACCTTCGGCATCCAACTCGCGATCGACGACGCGGTGTCAGGCCGAAAGGTCGGTTGGTTCGCGCCGAGCTACAAGTATCTCGCCGACCCCGTGCGCGAGTTCGAGCGCGCCTTGAAGCCTGTCGTGCGCCGCATCGACCGCATCGAGAAGCGCATGGAGCTGAAGACGAACGGCAGCATCGACTTCTGGACGCTCGAGGACATCGACTCGGGACGCGGCCGCTCGTACGATCGGATCGTCATCGACGAGGCCGGCTTCGCGCCGCGTCTGCTCGAGGCATGGCGCGCGTCGATGCGCGCGACGCTCGCAGACCGCAAGGGCCGCGCGCTCTTCCTCGGCACGCCCAAGGGAACGGGAGACTTCCATCGGCTCTACCTCGAGGCTGAGGGAGACACGACGGGCGAGTGGCGCGCGTTCCGCATCGGATCCGTGTCGAATCCGCACCTAGACCCGAGCGAGATCGAGGCCGCGCGACGGATGCTCCCGGCCGAGGTCTTCGCGCAGGAGTTCGAGGGCGTGCCAGCCGAGGACGGCGGCAACCCATTCGGCCTCGACGCGATCCGAGAGTGCATCGCGCCGATGCCGGAGACGGCCGTCGAATGCTGGGGCATCGACCTCGCAAAGAGCCAGGACTGGACGGTCGCGATCGGCCTCGACGGCGAGGGCCGCGTCTGTCGGCTCGACCGATGGCAAGGCCCGTGGAGCGTCACGCGCGAGCGTCTCGCGCGCATGATCGGAGACAAGCCGGCGCAGATCGACTCGACGGGCGTCGGCGATCCCATCGTCGAGGATCTCCGCAAGGTCTGCCGTCGCGCCGAGGGCTTCAAGTTCACCTCGCAGAGCAAGCAGCAGCTGATGGAAGGCCTGCAACTCGCGATACAGACTCGCGAGATCCGCTTCCCGGATGGTTGGTTGCGGAGCGAACTAGAGGCCTTCGGCTTCCGATACTCGGGGAGAGCCGTCTCGTACGAGGCGACGGTCGGGCACGACGACGGCGTGTGCGCGCTCGCGCTTGCCGTCCTCGCGCGAAGGCAGCGGAAGCCCCTCCTGCTGAAAGTCATCTGATGCTACTGAGCCGAATCAAGGCAGCACTCAACGCGAACCGCTGGCTCCAGTCCTCGATGCGGATCGTCTCCGGCGGCGGCGATGCCGTGCGCCAGCCGTTCTCGTATCAGGCCGCGGTGATGGCGAACCGCTCGTGGATCTACGCGGCCGCGCACCTGAACGCGCAGGCCGTCGCGAGCCAGCCGCTGCGCCTCTATGTGCGATCCCGCGGAACGGCCGTGAAGCTCTGGAAGACGGCGCGTCCGTCGCGTGCGACCTTCGCGCGCTTCGCCGGCGAGCGCGACGACCGTCCGTCGCCTTTCGTCATGCAGAAGGCCGCGGAGTTCGGCGACGACTACGAGGTCGTGACCGAGGCTCATCCTGTCCTGACGCTGCTCGACCAGCCGAACGCGTACACGAACGGCTACGAGGGTGCGATGCTTCGCGTGCTCTTTCAGGAGCTCACGGGGAACGCGTACCTTCACCCGGTCATCGACTCGCAGACGGGCGTGCCCGTCGAGCTCTGGTCGATGCCGTCGCAGTATGTCGAGATCGTCCCAGGAAAGACGCAGTTCATCGACGCGTACCTTTACGGCGCTTCGCGCGATCAGCGCCGGATCTTTGCGGCTGACGAGGTGATCCACTTCAAGCGCCCGAATCCCGGAGACCTGTACTACGGCCTCGGCAAGCTCGAGGCCGCATGGGGCGCGGCGACGATGAACGCGGCCGTGAAGGACATGGATCTGTCCTTCTTCCAGAACAAGGCGCGGCCCGACTACCTGCTCACGATCAAGTCGAA